TGTGCAGTCTCAGCGGCTGTCTTTGCGTTTTCAGCGGCTGTCTTTAAGCCGTCGACGGCATCTACGTCGTTGCTCGTTGCGCCTGAACCTGAGTAGAAACTTGTTTTTGCCATCTGGCTTAATCCTCGTAGGCTGTAGTTGGTCGCATGGCTTGCACCGTGCCAGACATCTCGGCGTCATTTGCTTGCTCTTGGACTTCTGCCATGCACTGGCTGTACCGCTGCTCGAACAGGGGGCCACGCTCGTCCAGGAAGTAGTCAGCTGCGTAAGACAGTGCAGTGTATGTCACCAGGTCAGAAGCAATGTTCGTCAAAGAGTTCTCAGAGGTGTCGCTGGTTAGTTCGTCAAACTGACCATAATAATCCATCGATACTGTCGTGTTTGCAGGGAACGGATACAACAAGATGTCCTCACCCTGACGACAGAAGTACTTAGGTGTTCCAGCTTCACCAAGAGCCTGAAACTGCTTCATCTCCCGCAGTGTCACACGCGACATCGTGTATTCACTGGTGTATATACTTATGATTTCAATCAGATCCGCAGGGACGATGACCTTGGTGACCTGAGATGTGATCGTGTAGTTCTGCGTCTTCTCCATGCTTGGGACTCGCAGTGTACGCTGGATGCGTGTAATCGCCTGGTCAATAAAGGTGTCAGCCAGGGCGTCATCACAGTCCGTGCGATTTAGTAGGGCCTTAAAGTGCGCCCTGATTTGACCTTTGTTCATATCTTATGACCTTCTCATGATCGCCATGTTGTCGATTAAGTTGGGATACGGACGACCAGCCTTCTTAGCCTTTGCTCTGGCTTTGGCTTTTTGAGCGTCTGTCATCTTCTTGCGTTTTGCTTTGGGCTTAGGGTTGGCTTGGTTCCAAGGTGTCTTTGACATGTTACTTGGATCCCTTTTTGCACTCACCAGCTAGGCGGCATGTGCCTGGTGTTGGGCAACCCTTGCAGGGCTTGAAAGTACCTTTGTCGCTGTACATAAGTCAGATCCTTTTCTCAGTAGCCATGAAGCCATCCAGGTTCTGATCTCTGAGACGTTTGACAATCTCAGGCCCTGTAGCTTCCCATATGTTGAAACCCTCGCGGAGCCACTGCTCAACGACGACGGTTGGTATTGACGCAACACGCATGAACTCGCCTTCGCGCTGGTCTTTAGATGCATTCCGACTGTCTTTAAGATCGTCTAGGAATGACTGTGATATCTCTTGTGTGTGCTTACGGACGACGTCATTGCCTTGCTGTATGAAGTCCGTATTGACGCCTAGTAGATCGACGCCTGTTTTCTTAGTAGTCATGGGTTCCCCTTAGAAAAACAAAAAGAGGGACACCCAAGTCGTCCAGGGTAAGGAGAGCGGAAACCCCAGGACGACGAGGATGCCCCTCATCTGTGTCCTAGGCCCCGTGGGTGGGACCTAGGTATCTTGTGTTTTAGATCTTATGAAAGACCAGTGATCATACCACCGTCAGCATAGTTCATATGCTTCAATGAGTATTCGCCGACGATAAAGTGTTTGTCGGAGTCACCGTTCTTCGCCAAGAGTGTACGTGAGAACGGACGTAGTACGCATGAACGCCACATTGACGGATCAATTAGGAATGCATGTGTAGTCAACTGGTGGCGGTTTAGGACCACTTTGTATTCGCCGTATGGAGACACGTACAGGTCAATCACGTTGACCAGGTTGCGCCCTTGAGCAATCTCACGGTTACGTCCAGACGCCGCTGCAAAGTTTGCAACGATCTGCGCATCCGCTGGTTTGATCATTAGAACTGATGGATCTGAACCGTTGTTGAAGCAGTCTTCACCAAGCTCTAGGACTTTTGCCTCTGTTAGAGCGTCAGTTGCGTTGGCACCAGCGTCGACAGATGTTGAGATCTGTTGTGTCGCTGAGTCCATCTCACGTGCTACTGAGCTTGAGCCAGTCGCCTTCGTGTTGTCGACACCAACATAAGCACGCTCTAGGTCGCGCTTAATTTCTTTTAGTGCCTTACCAAGTTGGTATGCAGTTTCCTTCGCACGACCGTATGTTGCGATGGCATCAGCTGTTGCAGACACCTGGAACGCTTTGTGTAGGATCTGGCTGTTGTTTGTACGCTCTACAGCATCTGTAAGAGTTGCCATAGTTGCATCGGCCCCTTCCAACTGTGCGTTATTCGCGGCGGCAGCTAAGGAGTCCTCAAGCCAGGAGAATGTACGAGCAGAGACTTTCTCTGAACGCATCATTGTGAACATTGGCGTGTCTGTCGGCGTAATATCTGAGATAATGTCGCTGACATCCTCTTTCTTACCAACCTGGTCGTAAGTTGTATATGTAGCCATTTTGGTTACATCCTTCTGATTTTAGAGTTGAGTGCTATCGCTCCCAGCGTGACATCAGAGCATCAGCAATATCCTCTAGGTCACCAGCACGGCTTGCGTTTGACCGCAGACGCTTCTGGGCATCACGTTGACGCTGGACACGTATGTCGGCGTCACTCTTTGGTGCCTTCTTCGTCTTTAGTACTTTGCGGGTGCCTTCTTTTGTCTTGATCACTTTGGCCTTCGCTTTCTTTGTTTCCGCTGTGGCCTTTGTCTGATCATAAAGACGTGCCTTGTTGAGGATCATGATGACCGTAGGGTCAACATATTGATCTACTTGTTCCTGGGGTAACCCCTGGCTGACTGCGTATGAACGTATGTTATTGTATAGTTCATCACCCCAGTCGGGCAGTTGCTCACTTAGGACCTTGACGCAATTCTGGGCCGCTTCTTGCACTTGATTTTGTTGTTGTGCTTGGGCGTCCTTGTAGAATGCATCAGCTTCCTCTTTCAGAAACTTGAGATCTTTCTCGGCTTCTTGGGCTTCACGACGTAATGCAGCAAAGTCCTCAGTGGACATCTGTCGACTAGCGACCAGCATGTCTACCTCGGCATATGGCTTCATACGCGCTTCAGCACGTTCCAAGAGCTTCTGATAGCTTAGATGTGTCTTTTGCAGCGCCTCATCGGCTTCTTTGCGTTTGGCAGCTGTTTCTTGAGACTTACGTGTTAACGATGCCTCTTGACCATAGAGACGCTTGAGATCCTTTAAGGATGCCTGTTTGGCTTCACCGTCGACTTGTATTTCAACCAGAGTATCGTCAGACAACTCAACTTCCGTTTCATCATCTTCTTGATCTGTCTCTGGTTCATCCTCGTCTTCAGTGTCATCAGTGTCAGGGTCCTCTTCGGTATCTTCATCTACTTCTTCAAGGTCTTCTTCATCGTCTAGTGTATCTGACGTCTCTTCGTCTGTCTCGCCGACAAGTGAGTCGTCAGTCGCCTCTAGCTCTTCGTTCTCTTCAGATAGGTTCTCACCGTCTGACCAACGATCTAGAATGGCTTCGGAGGCATCAAACATGTCGTCTAATGCCCGTGGTTGAGTAGCTTCTGCTTGGACGTTATTCATGGTCCTTATGCTTCCTCTTCGCTATTGTCGCGCTTTGTTAGCACTTCGTCGCGGATGGCGACTTGTTGCTTTAATGTGTTCACCACGTCTACTAGGGCGCGATAGTGGTAATAAGTGATCGAGCGTTCTTTGTTCTCTTCCGGTTTCGAGTTCACAAAGTTCTGGAACGTCTGTTCCACTAGCTTGTTGACCACATTGTTAAACGCTGGGGACTTGAGTAATACCTCTGCGTCCTCACCGTGCTGAATGAGTTCTTCTTCAGTCATGCTGCTCTCTTTGGTTGGTTGTGGGCCTGGGAGACCCTAAGGTCTACCCAGTTGGTGAAGCGATAGCGCGGACGTCGTCTGCGGTTCTCGCAATCTCTAGTTCGGCCTTGTCGACAAACTGTTTGTGTTCCAGTTGTGCCTCTTTCAAATCCATACTGTCGGACTGAATTGCAAAGCCCTGCTGTGCCTTCATTTGCTCCAGCTGTAGTTTCATCTGGGCAATTTGGGCATCCATTTGAGCCTTCATCTCGGCAACCTGAGTTTGACGCTCTTGCAATTCCATCTGCTTTTGTTGCATCTGCATTGCCATTT